CGATCTCATCATCGCGCTCACGGACGACAACAACCGCGGGCGCACCATGAACGCCAATTACGCGGCGATCCGGGATGCGGAGCTCGACCGGCACCGCTGGCGCTTTTCCATTGCCCGTGCAGTCCTGCCGGCGGATGCCGCCAAGCCCGCTTTCGGTTTCGGCAACCAGTACCAGGTGCCGATCGACTTCCTGAAGCTGATCGAGGGCGGGGATCTCACGACGGGCGCGGATCTCACGGACTTTCGCACTGGCTCCTCTGCCTTGTGGTCGCGCGAGGGGATGAAGATTCTCACGAATCTTGGGGCCCCGCTTCACATCCGCTACATCGCCCGCGTCATTGATCCTTCGCTCTACAGCGCTTCGTTCTCCGAAGCCTTCGCGGCACGACTCGCGGATGAGTGCTGCGAGCGGATCACCCAGTCAGATTCCAAGCGCCAGATCTGCATGCTCGCCTACAAGCGCGCGATCCGTGAGGCGGTTCAGTCCAACGCTCTGGAGGTGCCAGCGGAGTCTCCGAGTGATGGCGAATGGGTGGTCGCTCGCGCGCAGTGACATGTAGATGCGCGCGTCCCCGATCCTCAATAGTCTCAATGCCGGCGAACTATCGCCCAACATCGACGGGCGCACCGATCTTCAGAAGTACTTCTCCGGCGCTAAGCGCATGGAGAACTTCTTGCCGTTGGTGCAAGGGCCCGCGATGCGCCGCGGCGGCTCGCGCTACGTGGCGGAGGTCAAGATTTCAGCGAACCGCGGCTGGCTTATCAAGTTCGAATTCTCCGCCACCCAGGCGTTCAACTTGGAGTTTGGCGACCTGTACGTACGGTTCTACACCAATCACGGCCAGCTGCTCGTTTCTGGCGTTGCCGCGTACAACGGAGGCACGAACTATGTGCTGGGGGATCTCGTCAGTTCCGCGGGCGTCAATTACTACTGCAAGGCGGCGACCGTTGGAAACGCCCCGCCCAATCCCACCTACTGGTATCCGCTCACCGGCTCGATCTATGAAATCCCATCGCCCTATGCGCTCGCAGACCTGACCAACACTGACGGAACCTGTGCGCTCAAGATCGAGCAGTCAGGCGACGTGCTCTACATCGCGAATCAGAAACGCACCTATGCGCCGCGAAAACTCACGCGCATGGGCACGACCAACTGGCAGTTCTCGATCTATCAGCCCAACCAAGGGCCGTTTCTCGAAAAGAACTCGACTTCCTCGACAACGATCTATGCCTCCGCCTCCACCGGATCTGTAACGCTCACGGCTTCCGCTGCGCTCTTTGCCTCGACCGATGTCGGAAGGCTCGTTCGTCTGCAGGTGCAGGATCTCAACATCAACAACTGGGAAGCGACTCACGTTGCCTATGTCATCGGCAATCTCGTGCGCTTCGATGGCAAGACCTATGCGGCGACTAACAATGCGACCTCGGGATCCGTTCCACCGATCCACGAACAAGGCAGTGCTTATGACGGGCAAACGGGGGGCTCAGTCCTATGGGCGTATCAGGATTCCGGCTACGGCATCGCGCGCATTACGGCCTTTACTTCCTCGACCATAGTTACCGCCGCCGTGGTCGTTGACGAACTGAACGGGTTGAATCAGCTCCCGGCGAACGTCGTCGGAGCCCCGAACGCCACCAAACGCTGGTCACTCGGGGCTTGGTCGGCGACGACCGAATACCCGGCAGTCGTGCGGTTCTTCCGCAATCGCCTGTGGTGGGGCGGCAAGGTGAGATTCTGGGGCACGGTGCCGAATGATTACGAGAACATGACGGGGGATCTTTTTGGTCAGGTGACGACCGACTGTGCGATGTGGCTGCAGCTCACCGCCCAAGACGTGAACGACATCCTCTTCATGCAGGCCGCCCAGCGGCTCGTGATTGGAACGGGAGGGGGGGAATTCACCTTCGGCGAGAACACGACGACCGCCGCACTGGGTCCGGCCAACTACCGGATCGATCCTGCGACCAAGAAGCGTGTCCGGGCAGTACCTCCTCTCACGGTCGGCAATTCCATTCTCTACGTGCAGCGGGCAGGTAGGAAACTGCAGTCACTGGACTATCAGATCCAGAACGATTCCTTCGTCTCGACCGACCTCGCGGTGTTGTCGGATCTGATGACCCGCACCGGCATCATCGATATGGCTTACCAGGGGGAGCCCTATTCGATCATCTGGTGCGTATTGAGTAACGGCAAGCTCATCGGCTTCACGTACGACAAGGAACAGGAGGTCACCGGCTGGCACCGTCACCCGATCGGGGGAAACGGGTTCGTGGAATCGGTCGTCGTCTCTCCGGTGCCGGATGGTTCACGCGATGAAGTGTGGCTCATCGTCAAGCGCACGATCAACGGAGTGACGAAGCGGTATATCGAATACATGGAGCGGCCTTGGGAATCGGCGGATGAGGACGGCACTGGCGGGGATCCGGCTTCCGCTGCCTTCTACGTTGACGCGGGACTCACTTACAGTGGCGCTTCGACTACGACGATCAGTGGACTCACCCACCTGGAAGGCCAAACGGTTCAGGTGCTGGTGGACGGTTCGACCCAGCCTGACAAGGTTGTCACGGGAGGGGCGATCACGCTCGATCGCGCCGGCTCTGTGGTGAATGTCGGCCTGCAATCCACCGCGCGGATCGTCACCATGCGACTTGAGGCTGGAGGAGGAGACGGGACGAGCCAGGGGAAGGTCAAGCGCATTGATAAGCTCGTGGTGAGGTTCCTCGATACCGCGATGGGCAAGTGCGGGCTCTATGGCGGCAAGCTCGATGACTTCTTCCGGCGAACCCCGGCGACGCCGATGGGAACGCCTGAGCCGTTCCGCTCGACCGATATCACGATCGACTTTCCGGGAGATTACGAGCAGGCCGCACAGATTGAGATTCGCCAGGAGGCCCCTGTCCCCATGACCATCGCCGCAATTATGCCGAGAATGCGCGCCTATCCATGACCTTCGAACCCTTCGAACCCTTCAAGCCCTGGCATCTTCTAGCGCTCGATCCGCTGGGATTGCCTGAGTCGGTCGGCACGTTCGTGAGCGTCGGCTACGGGGAAGCGCTCGCCGCTCGAGGACCGGCGTACACGGCGTGGGCGGATGAACACATCCTTCTGTGCGGCGGGATCGCGCGCGATGATTCCGGTCAGGGCTGGCTGTGGTCGTTCGTGGCTCCCGTGGCGAGTCGGCATTTCCTGACCCTTCACCGTTACGTCGTGCGGTTCCTGTCGGTCTATCCCATGCCCCTCAAGGCCACGACTGAGAAACGCTTAGCGGTGAGTTGCCGGTGGCTCGAGCTCCTGGGCTTCGAGCGCACGCAGGATGAATGGCCGGCGTTCATTCCCGGTGGTTCGGATCATTACGTGTATCGGAGAGGGTAGATGTCAGCAGCGCTTCCCTTTCTCGTCTCCGGCGCCGGCTCGCTCGTGCAGGGGCAGGATGCCAACGCGGCCGGAAACTACAACGCCCGCATGCTCGCGATGCAGGCGCACACCGCGCAGAGCCAAGCTCTCGCGGACGAACAAACGCAACGCCGGCAGGCGCGGGAAGTCTTAGGCGAACAGGCGGCATCCTTCGCTCAGGCCGGAGGCGGATACGGCGGTACTACCGCGGGAGTGATCGAGCAGTCGGGGATCAACGCCGAACTGGATGCGCTCAACATCCGCTACGGCGGGACGATGAAGGCGAGCGGGCTACTCGCTCAGGCCGCTGCGGCACGCTATGCAGGACGTGCGGGGCGCACGCAATCGTACTTCCTCGCGGGCTCGGATTTGCTCAAGGGCTACGCGGCCAAGAAAGTGGCCTGATGGAGAACGGCCATCGCTAGCATTCCCACGTACGATCAGCGCACGAATGTCTCGGGGGCAGGACTTGGGGCCGGGCCCGACCTGCCGGCGAGCAGTGGTGTGGGTGAGGGCTTGCAGGATGTCGGCACCGGGATCGAATCCGTCGTCAAGGCGCTCGATGTCGTCAAGGAACGCGATGCGGCAACCTGGTCCGCCCAAGCTCTCTCGCAATCCCAGGCCACGTGGCTTCAGGAGCTGGATAACCGCAAGCTGAATGCTCCCGCAGGCGCGCCGAATTTCACACCGTCCTTTCTCAAGGACTTCGACACGAGCGCGAATGGTGTTCTCACGCAGGCGCCGACGGTTGCGTCCAAGAAGTTCATGCAGGAGCGCTTCATTGCTCTGCGGGGCCAGCTCTCGCGCGAGGCTGCGACTTTCGAAGCCACCTCCCGGATCGCGAACAACACCGACATCGCCAAGAACTCGATCGATGCGGCACGCAATGAATTACAGGTACTGCCGCAGAACTTCTCCGAGCGCCTTGCCGAACGAAAGACTCTGATTGATGGCATGGCGCTGCCGCCCAAGCAACGGGAAGCGGTATTGGAGTACGCCCAGCGTTCCATGGCTCATGATGCAGTGAGTGGGATCATCGCGAAGAATCCCTATGTGGCCCTTAAAGCGCTCAACAGCGCTCCCGGCACCAGTGGGTTGCTCTCAGTCGAAGCCTTGCACGCGGATGACCGGCTGACGCTACGTAACGAGGCGGAGAGCGAGATCCATCGGCTGGAGACCGAAGCACGGTTGAAGAAAGACCGGATCGAGGCGGTGGCTGAACGAGCGTTGAATGAGTGGGACCGGCAGACCGCGAGCGGGGTTCCGGCCACCCCGGCCATGCGCGAGCACTGGGATGCGGCGATCCGTCCCAGTTCCTA